TGAATCTCCTGATGATGAAATATTGGTTAAGGAATTGACTCCAAAAAAACCAAGAAAATTAAGTGATAAAGAAGAAGATGAATTGGATAAGACTCTGAAATTCTCAGGTCCAAAATTATTTGACGCTTTCAATATTGCCAAATCCATTTGGAACATTGCGTTCGAATCCATTGATTTGTACTTAAGAAAAAATAAAAACAATTTGGTTTCAGGTTCAGGTTATATCTTTTTCTATCGGAAATCTGAAGAAAAATTATACGTTTGGGAGTATGAAATTAGACCTGATAAAAAAGACAAATCTACAAATCGAACTCATTTGGGGTTGATTTCTGTTGGAGGTGTTGATGAAATGACTCTAACTGAAATAATTGAAAATAAATCGAAATGGAATGGTACCAATTTTTATAAAAACTTACCTATATTCGAAATTAAATGTTCTCAAAATTTTCCTTTTGAAGAGACGATGGTTCCGATTATTAAGCGAAAAGTTATGTCTTATATTTTTCAAGTTGTAAATTTTGAAAAAATTAATAACTTTGACTCTACGAACTAAAATTCTTATATTTTTGACATGAGTTTCAACAAGAGATGGGTTCGTTTGGACCAATGTATTCAAGCCCTCAAGGAAGGAAAACTAGGAGATTATTTTGGGAAAAGTGATATGCTATTGTTTGACAACAACACTTGTTCAACCATATATCATATGTATATTCAAGGGAAACCTGACTCAGAAATACTCGACTTGGTCGGAAAAAATCAAAAGTAATTTCCATGATAAGTTATTCTGAACCAAATTTTATTACTAATGTTGAAATTTCTGAACTCGAAAAATTATCGGGAGCAATGTTCAGAAAATTCAAAGAAAATGAAAGAAGTTATAGTTGTTTGACTTTAAATTCAGAACAGAAAGAAATTTTCTTGAAAAAAATTTTAGTTTGGGTCGAGTCAACATATGATATAAAACTATTATCATACTCACCGGAATTTTATGACTCGTATATGATTTATTATTATAAAGATGATTTCTTCTCAAAACACCATGATAACCAATTCATGTTCAAACACAAAATGAAAAGGAAATATGTTGTTGGATTTCACTTGAATAATGATTATGAGGGAGGAGAATATTTTCTGTATTACAACAACGCAAAATACGAAATTGACAAAACTGTTGGGGTAGTTTATACTTTTGATTCAGAATTAGAACACGAAATAACTCCCATCACATCTAATGTAAGAAAAAGTGTTGTCATTTTTGTAAATGAACAAAGGATTATAAACAACAAACATAAAAATTTAATATGAATAAACATCTAATCAAAATGTTAAAGACCTCAGCGGAGGCAGATAAAGCAAAAGCGCTATTGACCTTAGACTTGTTGGGTAATACTGGAGTAGGTATTGGTGATCATTCAACCAAAGATTTCTATGCAAATGCCGAAGAAGCTCTCCGTATGTTGGCAGACGCTGATGAACGACTTGAAACTATTGAACAATATTTTGGAAAAAATTAAAAAAGTATTCAAAAAAATAGAATGGTTCTTTGATATCTATTTCGTTTGGATGTTATATAATCCAAGAAAATATGATAGATACATTAGATACATTGAAAAAAAGTGGGGTAATAATAATGAACAATGAAATGGTAAACCATCCTCATCATTATGGTGGTGAGGATAATGTATACGAAGTGATTAAAGTGTGCGAAGCGTGGGGATTGGATAAGGACGCTTATTTATTCAACGTAGTGAAGTACATTGCAAGAGCAGGTAAGAAAAACCCTGTTAAAGAACTTGAAGACTTAAAGAAAGCAGCATTTTATTTGGACCGAAAAATCAAAAATTTAGAGAAATGATAATTTGGTTAACAGGACAACCTGGATCAGGTAAGACAACCCTATGTAAAAAAATGATGTTAAACATGGGTTCGGATGTATTCCATATTGATGGAGATGATTTAAGGGACTTATATGATAATAAGGATTACTCTGAAGTTGGACGTAGAAAAAATATTGAACTTGCACAACAAATCTCAGAATATCTTCATAACAAAGGTAAACACTTATTTGTTTCCTTAGTGTCTCCATATAAAGACCAAAGAGATAAGTTCAAATCAAAGATGGGTGATAATATTATTGAAGTTTATGTTCATACATCAGAAATACGTGGTAGAGAAAGTTTCTTCGTACAAGACTATGAACCACCATCAGAAAACTATATAGATATTGATACAACGAATGTTTCAATTAATGATTCTGCAAATATGATTTTGGAGTTTATAAAAACAAATTAAAAAACAAATATGAAAAAGATTCACGTTGAGGGAGACCCCAAGTTAAAAAATACTGGCGGTAAACAGTATTCCATGTTGGTGGGACGATATCAACCGTTTCATGATGGACACAAATGGTTAATGAATCAATGTTTGGATGAGGGTAAAAATGTTCTTATTTGTATAAGAGATATTGAACCTGATAATAAAAATCCTTATACTTCAGAAGAAGTTTATAATAACGTTTCACAAGAACTATCAGAACTAATTAGTGAGGGTAGGGTTAAAGTTATCACTATTCCTGATATTGAGTCAGTTAATTTTGGTAGAGGAGTTGGATACGATATTATAGAATATATTCCACCTCAAGAAGTTAGTGATATTTCAGCAACCAAAATTAGAGAACAATTAAGAAACGAAGGTAAATTACGATGTTAGAAACAAATAGGATTATAAATGGAGACTGTGTTATTGAGATGGGTAAATTACCTGAGTCAATAATTGATTTAATTGTTACTTCACCACCTTATAATGTCGGTATTGATTACGATAGTCATGACGATAACCAATCGATGGAAGAATATTGGAAATTTACAGAAGAATGGGTGGGTGAATCATTTCGTGTTCTTAAAGATGATGGAAGGATTGCGGTTAATATTCCATATGAAATTAACGTCCAAGATAGAGGAGGTAGAGTTCTTTTTATGTCTGAATTTTGGTCGGTGATGAAAAAGGTTGGATTCCAATTCTATGGTCTTGTCGACCTTGACGAAGATTCTCCTCACAGAAGTAAGACCACCGCTTGGGGTTCTTGGATGTCTCCCTCATCACCATACATTTACAATCCAAAAGAATGTGTGATTCTCGCCTATAAAAAAGATAGGATTAAGAAAGTTAAAGGTGAGACACAATGGGGATTTGAGATTGTTGATGTTGAACAAGAAGATGGTAGTACAAAGAAGAAGACTGTATACAAAGATGAAGATAAGAAAGAATTTATGAGTTTGGTTTACGGTCAGTGGGAATACTTCGCGGACACTAAACAACAGACAAAGGCAACATTTTCAATGGATATTCCCTCCAAAGCAATAAAAATTCTAACCTATAAGAATGATGTTGTTATGGATCCGTTCGCTGGAAGCGGAACTAGTTTGGTTGCAGCTGAAATTCTCGACAGAAGATGGATTGGAATCGAGCTTAGTCCTAATTATTGTGAAGTGGCGACAAAAAGGGTACAACATTTTATTAATCAGAAAAAACAAGGAGTCCTTGATTTTGAATCTAAAACTTAAAAAGGTCTTCACGACCTTTTTTTTTGTTTATAAGGATATTTATTAACATGAAAGAAGAACTTATTAAAAAATTGGTCCAAGTACAACTTCAGTGGAAGTTCTTACATTGGCAAACCTTCGGTGATGCGAAACACAGGTTGTACGGTGAAATATATGATGGACTTGGAGACCTTATTGACGAATTTACTGAAGTCATGATGGGTAAATATGGTAGACCTGAGTTTGACCCTGAATTTGCGCTTATGTTTCAAGATATATCATCACTTAGTATTCAAAATTTTATGGATGGAATAACAGAATTTTTTGTAAGTTTTTCAGACCAACTTGATTCAAGATATGATACTGATTTGTTGAATATCCGAGATGAAATGTTAGCGTTGATAAATAGATCTAAATTCCTTATAACATTGAAATATTAATCATGGCAAGAATAATTAAACTGACTGAGTCTGACTTAACAAGAGTTGTTAAAAGAGTAATTAATGAACAAATGTATCACCGAGAGCATGTTTACAGAATTCAGGCTTTTTTGAATAAAAGAATCAACGCTGGTTTGGAATTGGATGGGAGAACAGGTCGAAATTCAAAGACTGAAGCCGCAATCGCTAAATATCAAGAAATGATTGGAGTATATCCTACGGATGGAACTTGGGGGGATAAAACTTACGCCAAAATGCCTGAGAAGGATAAAATTATGTTGAAAAACATAAATGCTAATGAGTATGGTGTACACGAAGATCTTTGGGGAAATTTTCTCGATTGGGTCAAAAAACAGTTCTAATGAAAAAAATATTAAAAGAGAGCGGTATTCGGGATATTAAAGAATTAAGTAAACGATATCCCAAAGCAGAAATTTATTTCCATCAAGATTTAGATGGTGTAACTACTGCGATTGCAATGAAAAAATACCTTGAAAGTAATGGTATTAAAGTTGTTGATACTCATGTGATTCAATATGGTGACAAAGAATTCTCAGTGAAAAAAAACGACGCAACTGGTGACACAATGCCAGTTCTTGTTGATTTCGCTCATGGTAAACCGATGTTTGTAATACATACTGACCATCACGATAGACAAGCGGGAGCCGAAGATACTAAATCAACTTCATTTAGACAGTCCCGTTCTAACGTGGAAACTTTGTCTCAAGTCGTTTCTCCAAAAGAATTGTTTCCATCACCAGACATTTTGTTGATTAGTACCGTAGACTCTGCTGACTTTGCAAGAAAAAATTTAACACCTGATGATGTTGTAAATTATTTATTTCGATTCGATAAAGACAAATCCCTTCAGTCAAATAAAATGTTATTGGGATTAGTTATCAACAAACTGTTGTTAGCATTCAAAAATAAGCCAGGATTCTTAGAGATGTTAGTAATGGATTCAGAGCCATCTTTGCTTTCGATACTGAACAATATAAAAAATTGGATGAAAAGTGCGGGGTCACCATCACCTGAACAATTACAGAAAAACGCTGAAGATTATATTGGAAACATGAAATCTTTTCCAACGGTAACTGATAATATTATTTTCCAATATGGTGGAGGTAGTATGTTCAAGCCAGGTTCATATGATAGATACACTCCTTATAAAAATAATCCTGAGGCTGACTTTTTGATTATGGCATGGCCAATGGGACTTGTTCAAGCATCCTGTAATCCGTTTAAGAAAGATAGAGAACTTAAAGGTGTTAATTTAGGGGAGATTGCGCAAGAAGTTTTAAGTAAGTGGGAAGACCAACTGAAACAAAAAACTGTACCACTGTCAACAATAAAGTGGGTAAGTGAAACAAGTGTTGGACCTGAAAGTGTTGGGTTTACATTCAAAGACTTCAAAGCATTATATGGTGAAAAAATAATGTATATGGAAAATGGTGAACAAATCTTAGAAAAGATTGGTACCATGATGGAAAAATCTTTCAAAAGTTTGACTGAAGATGAAATGAAGATTTTGGACAAAATCGGTGTAAATGCTTGGGACTTGATACAGGCAAACTCGGGAGGTCACAAATGTATAACAAACATTTCAGGGTTGAATTATCTTGGAAGAAGTACAAGACCTCCAAGTGGTGGGACAAGATACGGAGAATCGGAGGATTCACCAACTGTCAAGTTTACAAAGATGATTGCAAATCAATTTCAGAAGGTATTGAAAGAAAAGATTGAGTTGTCTAAAACAAGTAATTGATAGTATCACCTGGTTTGATACCTAACTTCAAACAAGCACCTCCACGTAATTCTAAAACTATATTACCGTTACCACAGAAAGAGGGGCAATCATCCTGTTGGCATGGAGGACAATCGTGATGGATGTTGACAATAACATTATTCTTTATTATGATTATATCGAGGGGAATGATACAGTTTTTCATCCAAAAACATTGTTCTTTTCCCCCCATCAAAAACAACATTCCTTGTTTGATGTGTGAAAATCTTTTACCCATCATTCCAATTCTTTGAGATTTTGGGTCGATTAATGTTGTAACTTCGAATCTGTGATTATTTATTGATACGTCCATAATTATATAAATACAATTTAAGTTGAAATGTACTCAGGTGTAATATTAAAATACAAGGATAAGTGTTTACTGTGTAAACGAAATGGTGAGGATTCGCATCCCAACCAATGGTTCATTCCTACAGGTAAAATTGAACGAGGGGAAACTCCACGCGAAGCGGCTGTTCGTGAACTTTATGAGGAAACTGACTTTGAATTGTCGGAGAATGATATTGATTTCATTGGGACAATTCCTGTAATCGACAATGGTGTTAAATCAGATAAGGACTTTATTTATGTGTTCATATCTGAACTAACTGATGAAATATTACCTGACTTGGATTCAGCGGTAGACGGACATGAACATACCAAATGCGGATACTTTACCTTCAAAGAAACAAAAAAATTGGGGTTGGAATCCAATTTACAAACAATATTAAAAAAATATTTTGAAACAGTTTGATTTTTTATTAAACTTGTCTATATTTATAAAACTGAATCGAGAGATTCAACACCCCCACAAAAAGTTTCATTTAGTTTGATATAATAAAATATTCTTACTATGTTTGTGAAACATTTGTCCCACAAATGAGAGTTCGAGAGAGAAGGAGTTTGTGGGACTTTTTTGTCAGAAGTTCGTAACTCAAAATATATCGCAGGATAGAGCAGTGGAAGCTCGTCAGGCTCATAACCTGAAGGTCGAAAGTTCGAATCTTTCTCCTGCTACATCAGACCGAATAGATAAGTTTGGTCATCAATGTGGAGGGTCGTAAACCCTCTTATTTTCTCACTTCCCCTACTAAAAAAAAGTAGGGGATTTTTTTTTTATTGTTCGGAATTTAATTATATTTGTAAGACAAACGACGAAGATATGAACATGGCATCCCACAACATCAAGATTCAACACGAAAAATTTGGAGTACTTTTGAATGAGACCTTTGTGAATGGGACTCAGTTCAAGTTGTTCCTTAAAATGGTTCAGGGAAGTATTGAGTTGAAAAACGATTTGACTTTCTTTAATGGAGTGGATTTTTTTGTCCACGTACCTTACAAACATTTGGTGGAGTCAATCATTACTACAAATGTAGATACTTATACACTAGCGGAACATCTTATCAACAAATCTAAAATTGAGGCTGAGGTTACAAAATGATAACTATCGAAAAAATAAAAAAATGGTCTAAAGAACATCCTAACGGTGGAGGTAGAATGACAAATATTTTCAACCATAAATACGAGTTATCTATTGTTGGAGGTAGACAGGGTCTTTATGGGGATTTCGAAAAAACTTTCGAGATTGCGGTATTCGATACTCAAGATAGAAGATTTATTACTCAATTCTTTTTTCCTGAAAATGCGCATGATGTTGTTGGTTATGTGAGTGGGGAAGACTTGGAGGAGTTTTCAAATGTACTTTTTAGAAATGGTGATTTCCAAGTTAGATGAAACTTGGTGGTGGACGCTTCACAAACCTGTGAGCCCAATTAAAGGAGACTTCGGTCTCCTTTTTTTATTTCCAATATTCTGCATTTTTCGTTTTGTTGGTTGGTAGAATGTTCATCGAATGTGAATGTAAACTTATTGCTGGTTCATCAGAATAAGTTAAACAATACATTTGATGTGGTTCTACATCAAGGATTTGATGACCTTCACCAGAAGATAGTATTAAGTATTCAGAATCCAATGACGAAAATTCATCTTCAGACATAATTGGGTTATCGGTTCCAACGCTTAGTTCACATTGGTCTTTTATTCTTTTATTCCAAGTTGCGATAAATACAAATCGTACAACAACTTCGTCGGTATCGATCTCTCCTTGTCCTTCACATTCACTACATTCTACTTGTCCGTTCACATCACATTCATCGCATTTTACAACTCCTCTACTATAACATTCGGGACAATCGATTCTCTCTTCTCCAAAACATTCATCACATTCATAATTTGAGTCGCAATATTCACAATCTATTTCTCCCTCTCCTTCGCAGTTTTTACAGGTGAGTTCATGACTTCCACCACAATATAGACAATTCATCTCACCAGCTCCTTCACATTCTTCGCAAGTTTTTGAGTATTGTTGTTCGGATGGGTTTGACAATTCGGCAAATGATAAATTGTTTATCATTTTATCTCCCATATCAAAACCTTTTGTCATTTTGTATGAGTAAATGTACAAGGTTAACTTGATTAAGTTGTCTGGCCCTAAATAACTAAAATAATCTGACTGAGATTTGGCAATTTTCTTTAACCTGAAATACAAGTCCTGTATTGAATCAAATTTTTTAATTGAGTCTTCAAGTTTTAGGGTGATTTTTTTTAATTTCTCGTTCATAAATTAATCTACAGGTTTCATTGTGAAAGACATCGTAAAAATATGTTTTTCTTCGTGTTTATATTCTATTGAATCTATCCAAGAAAAATCAACCAAATGATGTTCTGATTTTTTTATTTTTCCTTGTCTTGTTAAACCCCAACTTGAAATGTATTTGTTTTCGAACAATTCTATTACATGTTTTAAATCCGAAGGAAATGAAACTGAGTCGTGAGACATTGGCATTAAATAATCAAATGTAACATACAAAAAATATATATAAATATCCCTTTCGCCATCTTTTAATCTAAATACACTTTCATATTCAATATCTATGTCTAATTCAAGTATTTCGAATTTGCCTGAAGATTCCATAGAAATCAAGTATTTTAATTTTTCTGCGAGTATTTTCTGATTGAATGCCATATTTCAATAAATATATTTAATTTTTTTTTAGGACAATTATAATTCAATTATAAAAAAACATATTATGTCAATCAAAATTACTTTTACTGAAGAAGAGATTTTATCAACATCAAACTACTATGACATGGGTAAGAAAGTCCATGATAGATTTTGGCAAGCAAAGAGGGACTTAGAAGGACCTCAAATTGATGATGAACATGTTGGTCTAACTATTAATGAAGATGGACTGGTGACCGCAATACATCGTCCTGATGACTATGATACTTGTATTGTGTGTGGAAAGAAAACTCCATACCTCAAAAGTACAAATATAAATCTTAGATATGGTTATATTGAAGGTGCTGGACAGGCTTGTCCTCACCCTGATAATTGTGATTAATCTTTTTTCTAATTCCTGATATATATGTAAAAAAATACATATATTATAGATGAAGAAATTCAATCCTTATCACCAACACTTACTTGTTAAATGTTGGGCAACTAATCCTCCAAAACAGGAGGAGGAATTAAACAAATGGTTTATAAACTTGGTTGAAACGGTGGGGATGAAAGTTGTGGCAGGACCTACAAGTGTATATGTTTCAGATCCAGGTAATGAAGGATTAACGGGAACCGTGACGTTGGCGACTTCTCATGCTTCCATTCACATTTGGGACAATTTGGAGTTACCCATGATACAGTTTGACATTTACAGTTGTAAGTGTTTTACATTGGAACAAGTCATGGATTGTTTCGAACCATTCGGACTTGTGAAATCTGAATGGATTATGATTGATAGGAACGATAAACCAACAATCATTTCAGAAGGAAGTTGGCAGAAAAAATAAGTGGTTAATTTTAACCACTTATTTTTTTTAATAGATTTTTTTCTTTACTTTTAGGGGTTGAAACTCACTAAAAAAAAGATATGAACAAATTCAAAAAATCAGAGTTGGCACTATTGGTATTGGTGTTAATTCTCATCATGATATCGGAATACTACTTTGTGTTCCTGAATGAACCCCTCAAGGCCATTTTTATCGGGCTATGGTGTCCTACCATTTTAGGATTCGTAATGATTTTTAACTTGAAAAAAAGAAATGGATAATTTAGGGATTTTAATTTTGTCAATATTTGTGATGATAGCATTTTTGGTTTTCATCATCGCATCTATTAAAGAAATCTCCAAAATGGAGAAGGAACCGTATCAGTATAAAAAACCTGTATTCGGTAGAGACGCACTTTATAATCTCTTGGAAAATTTATTTAACGATGATAAATTGTCCGTAAAAGAAAAAAAGAATTTATTAAAAACTATTGATAGGACCATTTCTGATATGGAATCCGATGGAATGTATTTTCCTGAAGAAATTAAAGATGAACTCGAAAAACAACGTGAAGAACTTTACTGTGAGTATAGTGGATTACCTTCAGTTAGAGCATATGACACAGACCAAATATAATATTATGAAAAAAGAAATAAAAATCGAAATGCGAAAATCCGCATTTGTTCATTTAGAAGATTATTGTATTCACTCATCGGGAGACAGAAAAGGTAAAGGTGATTTTTTGGAAGTCACTGAATGGTCAAATGGTGAAGGATATGATATTCATATTGAAGATTCGAGTGGACCAACTCGATTCATGTTGACTTGGGGTCAGTTCGAGGCGATGAAAAAGTGTATTAAAGTAATTCACAAATCACATCACACCAAATAATATTTGGTGAAGTGAGACTATTTATTAAATTAGTAAATAATAACAAAAATATGAACTTGAGAACATTAGAATCAGAGACAAGAATGAGGTTTTTTTTAGCAAATAATCCAATGGGAGAGTTGGTCAAAGTTGTTTGTAATGAGTGTAAGAGAAATAAAAAACGGAGACCAAAAGAGACTTCTCAATAAAATAACAATATTTCATAATATTTATACCTGATGAAAGTTTGTATCAAAGTCGCAAAATCAGGAGTTAGTAAGGAACAAATGGAGGTTATATCCTCCTTTATCAAATTTTTACAAAGCCAACTTCCTTTATCTTCAGATGTGGAGATAAAATTTATTGATGACCAAAACCAAACTGGTACAACAGGTGTAAGAATGCCAGGTAGTAAGATCGTTATTTTATCTAAAGGTAGAATGTTAGTTGATATCTTAAGAACTTTATCACATGAATGGGTTCATGAGTATCAGACTCAAGAAATGGGTGTTGACGAAAAAGAAAAAATACAAGATATTGGAGGGCCTGAAGAGAATATGAGTAATGTTCTCTCAGGTATTTTTATTAAGAAGTTTGACAAACAAAACCCTGATTTCAAAGAGAGACTATATGAGGGGAAAAAAGAAGAAAACCAACTTGAAAAGGAAGTGGACGAATTTCAAAGAGTTGTTCAGTACTTGTCAAGAAAAGAGGGTATCGATATTTCCGTTATAGACCTTGTAAGAGCGTTCAGAAACGCTGAAGAAACCTTAATTCCTGATGAGGTTTGGAGTAAATTGGAAAACACTGAATCCAATCAAATCAAGAAAGGTGAAATGAATAAGGTTAAGAAGTTGGCGAAAAGATATCGTAAATCTGACCCAATCAAATTAGCAAAGAAACTTATTCGTGGAGAGTACGATAGACCATTGATTCTTAAGTTCGGTGACAGATATCATTTGGTCGCTGGTAACACAAGACTTTCGACTGCAGCGGCTTTGGGAATTAAACCGATTGTTTTGATTGGTGAATTGAAAAACTATTAAGGATTATAATCCCAATTTTCATCTGAAGGACGCCATTTACTATAGTCCTCTGACTTCCAAATCTTTGTTGAATATCTAAAATAAGGTATAGTAGTTATATCCGAGGTTCTACTTGGTTGATACCATTTTGTTCGGTTATTCGGTTGGGCACATATTTGACCATTAACCAATTTGGATATGTTATAACATTTGTGCTCGTTTGGAGTTTCGCTCCATCCACAATCTATTTCATTAGGGTCTGAATGAGCCGTATCGATTGTGAACAAATATTCACCTTCAACAATACTTTGGTCCTTCATCGTAGTGTAGGTTTTAACGCCTCTCAGGACACGTTTCTCAATTACAGATATGTTGTATGACAAGCAATCCCAAAGTTGTAAGAAATCCAAAGGAAACACCTTGTCGTTCGGTTGCGGTTCTCTCCAACGAAATGCATGTATTGGTAGTTTATCGTAAACCGCACCAAACTTATCAACATAAGTTTCGAATAACAAGGCTCGATTTGGAATAGATTTTACGCTGACCCAATGTCCTTTTTCCCACTCTCCATCGCCTAAGTAATTTCCTGATTCATCTTTTTGAAAATCGTATAAAAACTTTTTATCTATAAAAACCTCTACGGGCGGGATGTTTGCGACTAAGTAACTCATATCGGTAAATAGTTATTCAACTTCTTTTACTTCAAGTTTATACGTTTTTTTGAACCAATAATTAACCACAGTCAAAAGTACATTATCAATATAACCTTTACCATATTTTTTATTCAAATCAAACTTAACCAAATCTGAAATATACATTGTCTTTGTTTTGATGTCGAATAAAAAAAATTCATTTACCCAAGTTTGTTCCTCTCGGCTATAATGTAGATAAGGGAAACCAAATTTATCATCAATATATTTCACGATATGTTTTTCGATTGTTGTCATATTAAGAAATATAACAAAAAATAAGATTGGAAAAACTATTCCAATTTCTTTATTATGGTACAACTTTTTATTATTTTTTTAATATGGGTATAAATAAGTTTTTAGAGAAAGTTTCATGGAAACTACACAGAATCAATTTCAAAGTTAGTTTATTTACTGTTGGATATTATGGAGATTCTTCATCATTTAATTTTAGAATTTTTACAGTTCTAAATAAACTCCGAGAAAGTTCATTATTAGCTTTTTCATTCAGGTTACCAAACAAAACTTATGTTAAAAGATTTGTTGTTGACCATTGGGATTTTTTGTTTTTGAGACATACCTTATACAAGAAATTTGAAAGTTTAATTGATAAGGAATTATGGACAGTTAGAGGGCTTACAAAAACTGAAACATTCACACGTAAAGTTTTGTCAAAATTATTCTAGTTTCCTTGTATTTATATACAGTGAGAGACCTTATCAGAAAAATATTACACGAAGAAACTCGAAAAAATTTAACACCAATGATTAGAAGACTAATCGATGGTGTTATTGTCCGCCAGTATGAAAAAGAAATATGTGATGTTGATATCGATGTTATAGAATCGGGTGAATACAAAGTTTATTTAATTACTGTAACCTTTGATATTGATCCGTTTCAAGTAATGGCAAATGCTTTTGGAGGTTCTTCAGTACAAGAGGATATTATGAATGACATTTTTATGTTATTGGATAGTAATTTTGATATCCAACCATCCCTTAAAAGAAAGTATGTTAGGGGTTGTAAAAACATAGATTCCTTCAATTAAGAATTATTAGACTATATAACAGGTAATATTATGAAAAAAATAATTAAATTAACTGAATCAGAACTTTTAGCGATAGTTAAAAAAGTGATTAATGAGTCTTACTCAAATGATTCGGACGAAATGAAAGAGGGTGAAATCACAGAAAAATGTTGGAAAGGTTATACTCAAAAAGGTATGAAAACTATGTTTGGAAAAAGATATCCGAACTGTGTTAAAAAGGAATCGGTTGGAGAGACAGATGAAGCAGCAAATCCGGCACAACAGGCCGCCATTGCTATCAACATGAAGAAAAGGGGTATCGAACCCAAAAACGAATCATTATATGAGGATTTATATGGTTCCGTAGAAGAAACTGATTATGAATATAATTCTTTAACTGAAGCAGAATATCAAGGCAGAAAAGTCCAATTAGGGAAAATAATGCAGGGAGATATTAAGAAGTTCAAGGTGTATGTTAAAAACGACAAAGGTAAAGTTGTTAAAGTTAATTTTGGATTCGGAGGTAAGTCGGCAAAAGGAAAAAGAATGACAATAAAGAAAAACAATCCTGAAAGAAGAAAGTCATTCAGAGCGAGACACAATTGTGATAATCCTGGCCCAAGATGGAAACCAAGATATTGGGCATGTAGAACTTGGTAATTTTTTATGATATGGGGATTTGGTGATAGTTTTACGTGGGGTTATGGATGTAGATCAGGATGGGGGCCATTTAATGAGGATAGTCCATTACCTGAATATTACACAAAATACAAGAAAGAAGGGGATAAGATTTGGTTAGAGTTACTCGGTGAATGGTTCAATGAGGAGGTCAGAAATATATCTGAATCGGGAGCAAGTAATGATAAGATATTTGATTGGGTACTTGAAAATTTTGAAGATATTAAAGACCATGATAAAGTTATAATTGGAATGACAACATGGGGGAGAACAGATGTTCCGACAAACTATGGGTGGGCCAGCTTATTATCTGCTTGGGAGTATGGCGGCATGAAAATATTAAAAGAACATATATCTAATTATATCTCAGACGATAAATTGTGGGAAACCATAATTAACTATCAATATTTCTTTTCGAATAATCCATTATGGGAACAAAGGTGGAACACACGATTCAATTTTATCATAGAACAATTGAAGAAAAAGAAATGTCAAACCGTCCTATTTCAAATTCAGCAACCAATTGTTTTAAGTATGCAAACCATACGTCAGGAAACAGGAATATTGGATGAACATTTTTCTTTCAGTGGACATAAGAAATTTGCCGAAGTTTTGTATAAAAAATTCTCAATTCCGTTAATATAATTAATTTTTTTTCTTATATTTGGTCCATACCTAAAACAGAATAACACATGTTACGACTTATCAACACTTTAATTGTAGGATTCATTATTTATTGGGGGTGGACTAATATCCCGAACTTTATGGCGTACCTTATCATCGGAGCGGTGGTATTATTTTTCTTAAAGGGGAAATGATACTTGGACTCTTGACGATTTAACAGAAAACAATTAAATTATAATTCTTAAACAAAAAATTTATTATGGATATTTTACAAATTATTGGATGGGTATTGTCCGTCATCACAGGACTCTTTTTAGCTAAAGGGGCAATTGATAAAATCGTAGGGACCCAAGAAATGGTGGGGAACTTCGCTTTCATGAAGTTAGAGAAGTATAGACTTGTAACAGGTTTAGGAGAATTGTTAGGAGTTGTATTGTTGTTAATCCCAATGACCTCATTGTTCGGGGCAATCCTTATCGCATGTTTTATGAGTGCCGCTGCAGTAATGCACCTATCTCAGATGGGCGGAGCCAAGACTTACATTCCTATTTTGGTGGGACTATTCTCTTTGGTAGGACACTTCCTAAGAGTGATGTAAGTTATTGATGGAATAACAAATTAACCCTCACCCAAACGGTGGGGGTTTTTATTGATTAAAATAATTTATTTCCTATTTTTTTTTACATGAATGATTTAATCTTTGTGACAGCATATTGCCCAACTGAAGAACAAGTAGTGGCGTTAGAAAAGTGTATTGATTCTGTATTAAAATGTGGTAATCACATTGCGTTGATTTCTCATACCCACATACCAATTCATATTCAAAAAAAATGTCATTACTATGTATATGATTATTTGAATGAAATTTCTGAAGACTATAGTCTTTTTGGTGACAATTTTTTTGGGGTGGATAATATAATCATTAATTCAAAATTTATCCAAAAATCTTTTTATGGGTTTGCCATTTACCGAATGTTTTCAATTGCAAGTCAACTCGCAATAAATTTCGGATATAAAAATATACATCATATTGAGTATGACTGTGAATTATTAGATGAAACTCTTATATCTGAACATAGTTCATTATTGGAAACTTACGATTCAATACTTTATACTGATACGGGAAATAAAGATGGATTTATATTTGGTTCGTTAAAATCATTTAAGGTGGAATCTTTGCCTGATAATTTCAAAAATTATAATAGAGATTTTATAGAAAGTGAAATGAGACTAATTGAGCCAAAACATTTAGAGATGTTCACAAAAAGTCTTTTCATAAATTCAGGAAATGTTTTATTCAAACATGTAGATGATTTAACTGAACAAAAATTTAAGAAAGGACCTAAATTTGTTAGTATAGGTAGGCATTATACTTTATGCTATAATGATAAAGATAAAACATTAAACGTTTTTTATAGGTCATTAACGGATAATCCTGAAAATATTGTCGTAATTGTCAACGACAACAAAATAGTTCGTTTGAATGTAAAACCAAGACATTGGCATATAAACCGATTGGGAATTTTTGATGAGATAAATTATGTTCGGATAGATGATTCAAAAAAAACATTACTTGAAAAACATTTTGATAATGAATTTAGAGAGATATTCAAAAAAGAATCTTACATAACCTTAACATGAAAAAAGTAATTAACTTCACTCCAACGGGTACGCAACCTACGAGAGAAAATTCATATGCTCCGTTATTACCAAATGAAATTATAGAGTCGGTTCATGAAGCCAATGAATTAGGGATTTCTACAGTTCATTTGCATGCGAGAGATGAAGAAACATTAAAGAATACATACAAGAAAGAAGTATATCAAAAGATTATAGAAGGTATTAAGAAACATTGTCCTGAGTTATTAATTTGTGTTTCCTTGACGGGCAGGAATTTTCCCGAGTTAGAAAAAAGAACTGAGGTATTACAATTATATCCTGACATGGGTTCACTAACAATGTCTTCACTAAATTTTCCAACAGGAGCGTCTATCAATCAACCTGATATGATTTTATCATTAATTAAGGAAATGGACAAATACGGTGTTCAACCTGAGATAGAATGTTTTGACACGGGAATGTTAAATTACACGAATTATTTAATTTCAAAGAAAATATTGAATCCGCCATATCACATTAATTTTATTTTAGGAAACATGTATAATGGACAATGCGATTTCGGAACCCTTTCGACAATCAAATCCAATCGTCCATTAGAGTCTTTTATATGCTTAGGTGGGATTGGTTCTCAACAATTAAAGAGTACAACTTATGGATTATTAGATTTCGATGGTATAAGGATTGGCCTTGAAGATAATTTATATTATAGAAATAAAGAAAAAACAACTAACATAGAGTTATTAAAAAGATTACATAGAATAATGTATCAATTCGATATGACACATTATACATCAAACGAGTTAAGAGAAAAAGGATATGGTAACAAACTTACTAATATTAGGTAAAGGGGATAACATTATTACAATGATTTTGGATAATCTTTGTTCAGTAAGGCAGTTCCCAAAAATTACCATATATAACAATTTGGATTTACCAATAGGTAATCCATTCAATCACTCGGATTTTTCTATTAAAGTTTCAAATCATATTAATATCACAGATTATGAATTCTATACACTCGGAGTATATCAACCAAAACATAAAATAAAAATATTAGAAACACTCAGTCCTAATATAGATAGATTTGTCAACGTGATTCATGATGGATTAGATATTTCTAAGATGAGTACATTAGGTCGTGGACTATTAATCAATTCAAAGGTATCAATCGCAGCACACACAACCATAGGTGATTTTGTAACTATCAATAGGCATGTCTCCATAGGACATCATAC